ACCCATGCAGGCCACCTACCTAATGACTCGCAGTTATCAACAGTGGTGTAATTCTTATCTTTATCAAAAATCTGTCTGAGGGAATAAGCCCAATCTAGTTTTTTAGTCTCAATCGTATTTAATAATGAGTCTACATGATCGGGTTCGAACCAGTTATCTTGATCTAAGAAGAGAACATAATCGTGATTGATAAGATGGCCAATCCCAGCCATGATTCGGTGCCCGTAAAAGCCGCCCCCACCGGTGTTAAACGGTAAGTCCAGTCGTTTAACTTTTCCACCTGTAATGATTCTTGCATCGTTTAATACCTCGTTTACTCTAGATGAAAACTGAACACCGTCTACTACTAAAAGGTGCTCTACCTCTTTATTTGTTTGATTTAGTACTGAGTGTACAGCATCAGCTAATTCTGGTGACCCTATTGTAGGTGTAATAACTAAAATACTCAATCCCACAACCCCTGATAGTATTTACCGAATAAACGGAACCCGTTTGCTTTACGATCTTGATGGGCTTTAAGCCCTGGTTGATCGATTTTAATCTTATGAAGATTTTTATTAAAGTCTTTTTCTTTCTCATCCCATTCAGCATGATCAAAGAACTTCTCTTCACTGTTAGTATCAAGGTTTTGCTCAAACGCCCAGATCATTTCATTAAGTGCCCAGTCCCATCGCTTAAAATGATTTTCATCCGTATCATAATCATTTTCTTTAGGAGGTGCAGATGTGCTCTTCAGTTCTTCAGGTACATCTTCATCATCTACGAAGGGTGCACCGTGTTTTGTTTCCTTAAGCTGTTTAAGCATCGGAACAATAATATGAGAAAGAGTATAATCCATACTCCACGTATCCCATCGATCTATTTTAACGTAATTAATCTTAGGATGAATGAAGTCCAGAACTTTTTGAATACCTTGACAGATAGGCGTTAGACGATCTGACCATTTATCAATGATAGGTTCATCGTATTCAATTTCACGCCAGAAGAAGACTTTTTCCAGTACCGTATATGGACTAATCCAATGGTAACGGTATTTGCTCAAATATACCTTCACGTCTATTCCTATCTATATTCGTTAACTTAACAGTTTCACCAACTACTTCCATATGGATACGATCACCTTCTCGCCAGTCATCATCTTTACAGAAAGCTTCTGGTAATTGAAGTACAGCATCACCGGATCCGTCTTCAGAGTCTAATATTTCAGCAGTATAAGTTTTCATAATATGGTACACCCGAAGGGACTCGAACCCCTAGCCAAGGGATTATGAGTCCCCTGCTCTAACCGTTGAGCTACAGGTGTGTTATTGGTTAACACAAAGCATTACTTCGTTTTTAACGATACGAGTAATAGGGTCGTATACCTGAACCAAACAATTGTATGTACTAGTTTGAGGGAACGGTTGTTGAATAATAATTGGTGGTTGTGGTGCTGGTTGGTTAGCGCGTGCAGCATCAGTTAAGATAGCCCCAACAATTACACCACCTATAAGAGGGGCAACCCAGTTACCACCACCGTGACGATGACCGTAGTGACCGTGATGGCCATAATGACGATATTGCGCAAAAGCACTAGCTGAGACTAAAAGTAACAATACTACGAGAAACTTTTTCATAACATTCCTTAGTTAATGAGTCTATTATATAGCTATCTCACGTTACTATCAACTGTTACTTCTTACGTAACGCCTCTTTGCGCATAGATACTGAATGTCTCATGTGAGGTTTACGTACCTTGACATATTCTACACCATCAATGATACGTATATCAGTATAGTCCTCACATATCCATTCCTCCGAGTTAATCGGATTTACAAGTGTTACGGGTTGAGACTTCTTTTCATTTTTCATAATATTTTGCATTATGACGTGAAACATTATAGACCGGCCAGTTGAATGCCTGAACCGAAAGCTGAATTATATTGATTATAGAGTTCTTTGACAGGTTTTGCACTCCAGACAACTCTAGCCCTATCTACCTCAATAGAATGATCTTCAGTAAAAGCCGCATAAGGGAACATACCCATCATAGGTTGTTCAGGGTTTTGACGTGATGGGACCATTTGTATTGCACAAGGCTTACTTAAGGTAAGTATTTCACTACCCGTTACATCTGCAATCAACTCTTCACCTGTAATCAATTTTACAACTTTAATCATGTTACAACAATCTCTTCTATAAATTTAAAAGCACATTCTTCATTATAAAATATTTTAAAGAAATATGCAAGTGTTAACGGGTTGTGAAAAAACACTAATATCTGGTCATCAAAAACACTGGCCTTAATGACCCAGTTTTTTCTTCTGACAGGTATTAGTGATAGTATAATCATGATCCTCTGAAACGATTTAAGTGTCTTTTGGCTAATGCCATTCTAGTTTCGATAATAATATTTAGTAATTTCTTTAACATTATAGCATACCTCTTCTTACCAATGTTCTCGTTCTCGTCTCTAGATCTTTATGATCTACAGAATCGCTAAGATAACTTTCTATTTCATTTTGGTAAGACGGGGTAAATGTTCTTCCCACCCATGCCCAGAAATCTGATAGTTTAGGGGCGTCGACTCCCCCTAGTGCTTCTAGTTCTTTATTCATATCTTTTCCTTGTCTTGTGAACAATTTAAAAAGCCCCCGAAGGGGCCTTGTCTTACAGATCTCGATCTTGTGGATCTTCTGTAAGTAGTTGGGGTTTAGTTTTTTTAGGTTTAGCTTCTGAAGTATCTTTAACTTCGATCTTCTTTGGCTTTCTATGTTCAGGAATAATACGCTCTAAAAATACTTTAAGCATACCATTGAACATCTCGGCATTTTGAACTTCGATTTGATCATCGAGTGCAAAAGAGCGGGTAAATGCGCGATTGGCAATTCCCTTAAACAGGAAATTATCTTCGGCTTCGTTTGACTGAACATTGCCCTTGATTAACATCTTACCATCATTAAGTTCAATCTCAATGTCTTGTTTTGAAAAACCGGCCACAGCTACTTCAACAACGTAAGTATTATCGCCTGTCTTCTTAATGTTATAAGGGGGATAGTTAGGAATATTTTTCGTCATATCGTCATGCATTTTAGCAAGACGGTTAAACTGATCATCAAAGCCAACAAAGAATTTATCCATGTCTTTAAAGCCAGGACCAAATGTAGTTAGTAATGTCATATTAAGCTCCCTTTTTTGCTGTACCTGTAATTGCGTTTGCAAATGTTTCTGAAGCAATGTTCATTACGTCATTTGCAGACTTAAAAATTTGTTTTGTAAAGACACGTTGTGCCTCAACGAAATCAACTAAAGGTTTTTGAAGGGATTCTTCCTTAACTGTTTGTTTGAGGAAGTTAATTTTGGCGTTTTGAATGGAATCAATAGCCATGTTTGAATAAAACATATAGTTTCTCCTATTAAGCGAGTTTAAAATTTGATACCCCTAAGGCGTATCGTTAATCCAGCTTACCGACTACTGGGGTACCTTATCGTTGTACCGGCTTTAGACGCTCCTAAGGTAGAAGAGCCTATTACGTTCCCATCCCGGGGATATATTATATATGCTTTTACTCGTCAGAATCTATTCTTTTTTTACCAATATTATACTTGGTTTGTAGATCCCATTCGTGCTTATCCTTATGTGCAATTACTTTAATCTGCGATAAAGGAGCAAGCTCAGTAAACTTTGTATTGTCTAAAATCTTTACCAGACCCCAATCGGATAGAAGTTTGGCAATTGTATTTCTACGTTCTAAATCGTTATCTGATAAATCGGCTTGCTTCCCATCTAAGGCAAAGAGCTCTTTAAAGTGAACGATGTAGTATTTTCCTTGTTTATGCAGGATGTGGCAAGATTGATAAAGAATCTTATCTTTACGTGATGCGACACCAATTCTAGTTAACGTTTCTCTTACTTTTAAAAAATCATCTGGTTGAACAAGAAGGACTTCTAGAGGTGCATATCCAGGCAAGTCAATCTTGAAGTACTCGTTTGACATTATTAATTCCACCTTTTTCTAATTTTTGTTTTATCAGGTCAATTTGGGATTGATCTAGAAGGGGAAGTACCTGGCGGGCTTTATCTGTGCTATAACCATAGTATTGTTTAATTACTTCTATCGACTCAATCTTATCAGCTTTGATCCACTTGTTAAAGCGTTTCTTAGGCCTAATGTTATTTATTAGAAATTGGAATTGGAGTTTTTTATCTAAATGAGGCCTAGAATTCATCTCATTTGCCTGGATTACGGTATCGGCGCCGTACGAGAGTCCTTTATTAACGATGTATGGGACATACTGCTTTTCAGCCCAGTCATCTATCATAAGATCGTTCTTATTATAGGTGATTGCATTTATAAAATCGAAAGGTGAAATAGCAGGCACCTTGTAAGGCTCAACAACTATCTCTACTTTAGGTTCCCCGAACATCAGAATACCATCCTAATTAAACCGACTGTGTCGATTGTGGTGAGTAGTATATAGTTGGCGAGCATTCCAAATGATTTCCTAGTGTAAGCAGCCCAAGCATACAAAGCGCAGCCAGCGATCCAAATAGGATACAAAACAAGAAGCGGTGGAGTAGGGACTGTAGCGGCCATAGTGATGCTACAACCAATACTAATGCCCCAAGCAAGCAACTCGATAAAAAAGCGTACAGGGTGAGAATTAAAATCATCTTTTATCCATTCAAATGTCGGTCTTAGTAGGTCGTTCAATGCCTAGCTCCTTACGAATTTTTGTAGCAGAAATAGAATGAGTAGCCTCATCGAATACTTCTTGTTCAATTTTATATCCAACATCTCTGCCATATGTGATATTTACAATGTTAGGAACTACTTGAATCTCGTATTGACCTTGATATAGCATATCAAGATCTCGTTTAATATAATTTTTAACTTGATCAATAGCGAATGGATTAGACCCTTGCCATCCTTGACAATCTCTAATCTGAATAATCACCTGACCGGTCTTTGCAATAGATCTTTCAAACAAAGCGCGGTGTCCGGCATGCCAAGGTTGCCAACGACCAAGCATTTGAACCGTTTCTTTTTTCCAATCAAATATCGGGCGACGACGATTATCTAAAATGTGAGCAGCAATAAACTCTCCCCACCTCTCACCACTTTGTTCATTAATCCTAAAGTCATAAACATCTGGTGGTATGAATACTTTGTTTGTATCCTCAAAACGACCTTTATCGATTGTATCAACCCAGATAGTCCAATCAGCTTTAAAGTTATTACGCATCTCAACAAGAGGAGCAACAAAATCACAAATTACAAAATCACAATCATAACTATCAGCCAACTCTCTCATTCGTAAGCTTTGACGAATACGACCTTCATGACTGAAGTCCCAATCATTATACTTCTTGCGTACATCATCGGCATTAAGCCACATTACCGTTTTACGCTCATGCTCTAGATGTTCTAAAATGTGTTGTGCAAGATATGTCTTACCTGAGCCAGGTAGCCCCATTACTAAAATACGCTGTGTCATGTATACTGCTCCCAAAAAGACGGAAAATATTGCTGCTGATGCTGAATGGTATGTTTACCTATATATTTTTCATACGCATACCTATTTGATTCAATTATAGGTCTCAGATCATGCTGGTTGATAAAGTGACCGCCTGCATGTTTATTATGAAAAATTAATTTAGATTGTGGAACATTTTTAAAATCATGATTAAAATATGGCAAATCTAAAAAATTATAAATTCGCCTCATCTGCTTATCAGGGTCATCACATAACTTATTATAATCTATAAAGAGTAATCTATCACTATAACCTTGAACTACATTATCATAAAGATGATTATAGTTTGATCCTAATACCCCCTGAAACCGATTAAAGAATTCAGCGCGTGAACCGATCGTGCTACAACCGTTATCAATTTCATCAAAGTTACACTCTAAAGGGTTCTCTATTCGCATTTTTTCAAACGACGCAATAATTTCATGCGTTGATCGAACCGATACTATCATTTTTATTTTTTTTTGAATTAAGCTTTCTAGTAGAGGAATACTTACCCGCGTCCAGTTGTGGTCATTACTAATTACCGCAGATTTATTGCATCCCTTAAAGTAACCATACAGAAGACCCGCTAAGGCGTCACGCCTAGGAGCTAATTCTTTCATTTCATACTGACTGCTTATTGTATTTAACGCAAAACTACGCCGTGCAGATGAAAGCGCGATAACGAGTGCATTAGAAGTATCACAGAAGAAATAATCATTCTGTTCTAGTATACTGGTTAGTAGTGTTGAGCCTGATCTAGGTAACCCACATCTAAAAAATATATCCATATAGCTTATCTTTTTGTTTATATTACTTTAATTCTACAGATGCCATAATTTCAGTCAAGCATGCAACAAGGTTAATTTCTTGATCAGCAACAAATGCAGACTTATACTGATAGTCAGCTATCGTCAGCACCAATTGAGGTACCTGGTTAGTAAGGGGTACGAAAG